AACCAGACCCGTCGGGGCGCTCCGGTCACGCAATGGACCGGCCTACTCAGCACGGGCCCCCGGAGGGGGGATCCCGGGGGCCCGGTCGCGTCACACCCAACGAACGGAGTACATGATGAGCAACACCGGCGCCAGTATCGATGCGAGCATCGCCGCAGCGGTCGAAGCCAAGATCCACGCCCAGGTTTTCGAGGCCCTGGCCGGGGACGAGGTCATCGGCCGGTACGTGATGGCGGCCCTACAACGACCGATCGAGGTGGAGGACCCGGGGGCCTACCGGAAGCGGCGGACCACGTGGCTGGCCGAGGCCCTGTCCAAGACGATCCGGGCGGCGGCGGAGTCGGCGGTGGCCGAGGCGATCGAAGCCGAGAAGGAGGCGATCCGGAAGGAGGTAGCGAAGGCGCTCCGGGCGCAGGCGTCGGAGCTGGCCGGGACCATGGTCGACTCCCTGGCCGATGCGGTGAAGAACGGGTGGCGGGTGAACGTGAAGTTCGAGAGCAACCGATGACGGCGGTGGAGATGGTGATCGGGAGCGAGGGGGAGCGCCTGATCCTGGACGTGGCACGGGGCGAGGCCCCGGTCCTTCACCTGACGACGTGGGACAGGCGCGTGGCCGACGGGGCGAAGCTCCTCCCCGATGCCCTCCGCCAGGTCTCCTGGGTGGCCCGGCGCTGCCACGACAACCAGGCCCCCGATCCGCTCGAGGTGGCCGGCGACTCCCCACGTGGGGAGGACGAGGACCGGGCGCTCCGCTGGGCCCTGGACCGGGCCCTGGCCGCTGGTGACGTGGGGGTCCTGGCCGCGGCCCGCACGGAACTAGGGATCGGCCTGGAAGCGTTCTGGCTGTCCGATCGGGGCCGGCGATGAGCGGCGACACCCTGGGCGACCTGATCCTCCGGGCGATCGAACTGACTCCACTGGAGTTCTCCATTGAGGTCGACCCGCACAAGCTCGAGGCCCTGACGGCAGAGGACTACTTGGAGGACATGGACATTGTGACCGATCCGAAGGTGCGGGCCGAGATGATCGCGGCCGACACGATCATCACGGTCCGGGCTTACACCAGCCCGATGGTCCAATGGGTGGGCCGGGGCGCTGGCCTGGAGGAGATCCTCCGGGGTCTGGTCTCGGAGCTGGGGCTCGAGGCCCGGCGATGACGGGCCCATGGGATGACCCGCACTACGTCCCGGACCCCGGCGGGGCCCCGACGCCGTGGCCCGCAACAGACCCGGTCCTGGCCGAGCTGGCCGAAATCCGGATCCAGCTGGCTCTGGTGGAGCGACGCCTGGCCGCTACCCGATGGGGCCTGGCACTGATCACGGTCGGCTACTTCCTGGTCTTGTTCGCCGGGACGATCGGATGACCGACCTGTGCGAGTACTGCGGCGACCGGGAGGGCGAGACCTTGGACCGGTGGGACGGGTGGGCCTGCCGGGCCTGCCTGGACGACAGGGAGGCCCTGTGGCGGTCATCCGCCGCTGGCGCCTTCGCTGACCTCCATGATCAGGTGGTGGCCCTGGCCGGCCCCGGGGTCTGGTGGCTGGTCCGCCAGACGACCCGGGCCCTGGCAGCGCTGGCCGCCCTCGGAGAACGAGCCGGCGAGGCCCTGGCCCGGTGGGCCTGGAAGGGGATCCGCCCGGACCCGAACTGCCCAGCGTGTGAAGGCGAAGGCGATCCCCGCCCCGGCGAGATCTGCCCCTGGTGTCAGGAGATCCCGTGGACATGAACGACGAAAGGGAAACGATGACTGATGACAACGAGACCGAACCGAAGGTCCGCCACCTGACGGACTTCGGGGTGGAGCACATGCTCGGCGTGAAGCATGGGCCCCTGGTGAAAGTCGAGGTGGCCGACACGGAGGGCCTGACGCTCCGGGGCGACCTGTCGCCGGCGATGGCCCGCCGGATCGCCGGGCACCTGGTGGAGGCCGCGGCCCGGGCCGAGTACGAAGCGGACCTCTACGCCCAGATGAAGGATGCCGGGTGGGAGGACCGCCTGATCGGCGGGATTCTGATGATGGTCCGGGCCGGCGAAGAGGACCGGCTCACGAAGCAGGAGGCGATCGATGGCTGACCGGACGATCCGCCTCCTGGTGGAGGTCACGGTCCCGGAGATCCACGCCAGCCGGACGACGCCGCGCCTGGCGGCCGACGCACTCCAGCGGGTGCTGGCCGGCGGTTACCCGGCGCAGGTGGAGGCGTTCCACGACCTGGCCCCCTGGTGGGAGACGGCCGAGGCTCGGCGGGGACGGCCAGCTGGTCCTGGACGGACGCCTGCGACTCCACCAGGGGAAGACGTTCCATCTCGGCCCGGTCGACGCCGGCGACGGGGTGGAGCTGACCTGGACCCGGGATCGAGTCGAGCTGGGGCCGGAGTGGTGAGGCCTCAGGAGCTGGTGGTGATCGCTGTTCTCCTGGTGGGGGCCCTCGGCCTCCTGGTGGCGGCCGGGGGGCTCATGGGGGCTGGTGATGTCCGCCGGCGGGGCCGCCGGTAGCATTGGGCCGCCGGCGGTCCTCTCTCCCCTATCTCGCCAGCTGCCCCACAGTGAACCCGATCCAAGGGGAGGGGGCCGCCGGTGAACTGGCATCGGATCGCCGGCGGGCGCCGACCGGTATGGTTCGGGCGTGGCTGACGATCTGATCATCGACCTTTGGTCTGGGCTGGACCACAAGGTCGGCATGGGGAAGCTGTCCGGTGGGGTCCAGGCGGCCCCGCCCTGGGTGAAAGACCCGCTCCACGTCCGCCGCCTGAACGCCTACATGCGGATCCACGCCTACCTGGAGAACGTGGCCCGGGAGTTCCTGGCGCCAGACGCCCGGGACCCGGAGCGGGCGGCCCGGTGGCGGGAGTACGGCGATGGCCGGGTGATGGTCGAACGGATCGCGGCGGCGATGATCGGGACGAAGGCGACGGTCGGGATCGTCGGGGCCGATGCTCCGGTCCCGGACGCTCCCGACATCCGCCCTGCTCCTCGGCCACCGGCCGACGGGCTCGAGGACTTCGAACAGCAGGTCCGCCAGGCGGTGTTTGACGCCGCGTCCATGGCGTGGCAGGCCGAGGCGGAGGCGACCCTGGAGGCGTGGCTCCATGATCTGGAGGCCCTCCCGAAGCTGAAGGCCCGGGAGGAGTGGCTCCAGCGGTGGGCGGCCGATGAGCACATCATGGCGAAAGTCCGCGAGATCGAACGGGAAGGCGTGGTCCCCCTCGGGTCCGGGGTCCTGGTCCTCGGGTGGGACCCGGCCCGCAACCGGGTGGGCGTGGAGATCTTCGAGCCGGATGTCTACTTCCCGGTCCTGGCCGAGGGGGCGCCCGGCGAGTTCCCGGCGAAGGTCCACCTGGCGTGGCAATTCGACGAGACCGACGACGCCGGAACGGTCCTGAAGAAGGTCCGGCGGATCACGTACGAGCTGGTGCCGGTGGTCCCGGCCGAGGGCGAAGAGGACCCGGCGCCGGGTGTCGATCGGGGCGAGCAGCCTCGCTACATCGGCCCCGACGACACGTGGACCCATTCGTGTCTGGTGTCCGATGGGACGTGGCTGGTCGACGACTTCGAACGGGTCGACGGGATCCAGGACGGGGCGGTCTGGGCCCAGGCGGTCCTCCGGGCCGGCGAGGCGCCGGTGGAACTCCAGCAGCTGGCCATCGGCCTGGACTTCATCCCCGTGATCCACGTCCCGAACACCCAGGCGTCCATGACGCACTTCGGGCGGTCGATCATCCCGGCCCTGGCGCAGCTCCTGGACGAGCTGGCCGCGACCGACGCCGACGAGGCGATGGCGTCGCGGTGGGCTGGCCAGCCTCCCCTGGTCGTGAAGGGCCTGGAACCGGGGCGGGATTCGCTGGATCTCTCCCCCGGTGGTGGGGCGGTCCGGACCGGCGCCGGCGGTGGGATCGAAACGGTTCCGATGGCAGAGAACCTGGAGAAGCTCGGCGCCCGGATCCTGGCTCTCCTGAAGCGGCTCTCCGTGAACGGGTCGGTCCCGGAGGGCTTGATCGGTCGGGTCGACGCGGCCGAGGTTCCCTCCGGGCTGGCGTTGACGCTGTCGTTCACCGCCTTTGAGCAGATGGTGGAGGGCGGCCGGGAGGCCCGGGAGATGCCCTACTCCCTGGCCCTGAAGATGGTCCAACGGATCGCGCTTCAGAACGAAGACGAGACCCTCTCCGACGACCAGGTGTACCCGGCGGAGCTGCGGTTCGGGTCGTTCATGCCGCAGGACCTGGCGGGGATCGCCGGGATCATCAAGATCCTGGTGGAGGCCCGGGCGATGTCGCAGGAGACCGCGGTCCGGATGGCCCAGGATCACGGGGTACCGGTGGAAGACGTGGCGGCCGAGGTCCTGGCGATCCGCCAGATCATGACCGACGCGGCCCTCCAGATAGCCGACGCTCTCGGGGCCGAGCGGTACGCCGCGGACTTCCTCGGCGTCGCCAACTTCGACGCCGGCGACGCGGCCGGGGTCGACGCTGAGGCCGGGGGGACGGCGGCCGGGCCCGGCGCTACAGTCGATCCCGGGATCCCGGCGGCCGGGGCTCCGGCGGTCTAACCCCGGCCTCAGCGTCGAAGGACATGGCAAGGGAGAGGCCCCCCAATTCGCCTAGCGGGGGCCTCTCCCGCGTCTGGGCTCGGGGCGGTATTCTTCCGGCCATGATCAAACGAACCATTGTTTCCGCCGTCGCCGCCGTCGCCCTGGTGCTCTCCCTCGCAACGGGGGCGAGTGCCTATGCGACCCCCTGCGGGATCCTCTCTCCGACGAAGAACGTCGCGGGGTCGTTCTGTGCCGATGCGACGTTCGCCACGGGCCAAGGCCGGATCTACTGGAAGCTCCAGCTTCTGAACACGAATGACCCGGTCAAGGTGGAGTTGTACTCCAAGACGGGAACCTTCGGGTGGGTGTTGCGGGGCTCCGACACGACCTACAACGGCTACGTGAGCGGGTTCATCGGGTTCGCCACACCGACGAATACGGCCATCCAGGTGAAGGTAATCAACGCCAACGGCGGGGTGTCCTGGTGGAGCGTGCCACAAGATCAGGCATGATCGGCGGGGGCCTCGGCGCCCATGGTGTTCCCCACGTGGGGAGCGGGGCGGTAGAGTCCATCGCAACACGCCGTGAGGCGTGGGGTCGACACGGCGGCCTGACTTCCGTGGTGCGATACCGGATCGCTTGAATCCCGGGGCAAACCGAAGAAGGGAACCATGCCACCAGACGACGAAGGCCTCGACGACGACCAGGGCGACGGCCAGGGCGATGACACGGGCCAGGGTGAGAGCTCCACCGGCACCACCGGGAAGACGTTCACCCAGTCAGACGTGGACAAGATCGTCGGCCGCCGAGCGAAGGCGGCCGAGACGGCCGCACGGAACGCCCTCCTGGCTGAGCTGGGAGTGGACGACCTGGGCGGCCTGAAGGCCACCCTGGACGCGAAGCGCCAGGCCGACGAAGCCAACATGACCGAAGCCGAGAAGCTGAAGGCCGAAGCGGCCAGGGCGAAGGCGGAGGCCGAAGCCGAGAAAGCCGCAGCGACGGCCGAACGGATCCAGAGTCGCCTGTCCAGGGCCATGCTGTCGGGCGATGCCCCGATCCAGCCGGGCCGCCTGGAAGACGCCCTCGAGCTGGCCCAGCGCCCGCTCCGGGAGGCCGACGGCGACGAGGACGATCGGATCGCTGCAGCGGTCGACCGGGTTCGGGAACGGTTCCCCGAATGGTTCGCATCTGCCCAGGGAGAGGGCGGCGAAGAGCACGGCACGAGGCGCACGGGGACCCCTCCCCCGCCGTCCCGGGTTACCGGCCAGCGGAACGGGGCGGGGAACTCACCCGGCCAGGAGGCTAAGACCCTGGTGGATCGCTGGCGGGCCAACCGGCCGAACCACGACCCGAAGAAGTTCGGGAGTCGACGGTCCGACTGAAGCTCTTCGCCCCTCTGTCGTCTGGGCTCCTCCCTTAGACCCTGACGAAAGGACGAAGCGATGGACATCGCGATCGAGTCCCGGACGCTTACCGCGTCGCGTGACTACTCGCTCTTCGCCAACAAGTTCGGTTGGGACGCTGCCATCAACGGCACCGTGCTAATCGCTGACCTGGTGAAGGCAACCCACTACCCGGAAGGCTTCCTGAAAGTCGGCCTCATCCTGGCGAAGTACACATCGGGCGGCAACGCCGGCCTGTGGACTCCCTGGGTGGAGAACGACGCTTCGGCCACCGGCCGCAACACGATCGCCGGGGTCGTGTTCTCCGGTTTCGACGTCCGGACTACGGACGGCGTCGCCGTGGCCACCAAGACCGCCGGAGCGATCATCCCGAAGGGCGTCCCCTGCCAGGTCTACCTGGCCAAGATGCCGGGCCTGCTCCTGACGGACGGCACCACCGCCAACCCGATCTTGGCGGCCGACCTGACCACGCTCGGCTTCATCAACGTGGCCGAGTAGGACTAGGAGACCGACATGGCAGACATCTTCCAGGAGTTCTACACCCCGGCCGAGCTCACGGCCGTTGCCCGCGAGATGCTCGCGGCCGAAGACTTCGCCGGCAACCAGTTCCGGCTGGCCCAGTGGTTCCCGATCGTCCCGGTCGATGACGTCGAGTTCAAATGGCGTCAGGGCACAACCCGCGACTTCACCGCCGCCGCCCCGTTCCGGAACTACGACGTGGCGGCCCACATCGGGACCCGCCCCGGGCGTAAGACGAAGTCCGGCGAGATGCCCCCGATCTCCATGGAGTACCCGCTCACCGAGTACGACGCCAAGATGCTCCAGCAGCTGGCGAAGTCGGGCCCCAACGCCCGCGAGGTGATCGAGGGCGACGTCTTCGACGACATCTTTAAGGGCCTGAAGGCCCTGGAGGCCCGGATGGAGATCGCCCGGGCCGATGCGCTGTGCAACGGGACGACCACGATCACGGAGAAGGGGATCTCCCTCACCGCTGACTGGGGCCGGACCAGCCGCACCGCTACCCCGGCCACGGCCTGGTCGGTCGCCGCTACCGCGACGCCGATGAACGACGAGGAGGCGGCCCTGGAGGTGCTCGACTCCGAGGAGGGCCTCCAGCCGGGTGATCTGGTGACGGTCATGGCTCGCTCCACCTGGCGGGAGTACAAGGCCACCACCCAGTTCCGGAACGCCTACCCGTCGTTCCGGGTAATGGACCGGCTCTCCATGGGCGCCGTCAACGAGGTCCGCCAGGACAACGACTTCCCGGAGCTGGTGATCTACAACGCCCAGGTGCGCCAGTACAACGGCACCACCCGCTACGTGATCCCTGATGGGAAGGTCCTGATCCTCCCCCGCGGGGCGATCGGGCAGACCCAGTACGGGCTCCCGCCCTCGGCCATCGATCCCCGGATCGAAACCAACAACGAGGGCGGCCCCGTGTCCTACCAGACGGTCACGGCCAACCCCTACCAGCTGTCGACGGTGGTCGATGGGCTAGGCTTCCCGGTGTTCATGGACACCCAGGCAACCTACGTCCTGAACGTCTGATCACAGGAGGTCGGAAATGGTGCGTCGGTTCAAAGGTCCGGACCAGGTCCTGGTCCACGTGGGCGAAACCCCCCGGTTCTTCGCCCCCGACGAAGTGGTCCCGGACGAGGTGCTCGAGCTCATCGAGGATCTCGACCGGGTGACCTACGATCCCGATGCACCGGCTCCGGCCGACGACGAGGACGGCGGGAACGGGCAGGACCCGGAAGGGGGCGCCGGCGCAGCTGGTGGCGCTGGCGCTCCCCAAGGGTGGGACGAGCTGGACGGTTCGGTGAAGGCGATCTCCGGTTGGGTCGCCGCCGCTCAGGATTCCCAGACGACGCTTCAGCGGGCCCAGTTCGCTCTGGACCAGGAGCTGGCCAAGGGCGACGACCAGAGGAAGACCCTGGTCGCTGAACTCCAGACCACACTGGGTCTGTAGTGGCGCTCTCGGCCGAGGAGCGCGCCACCCTGGAACGGTGGTACGGGCCGATAGGCCCCGGCGAGGAAGAAGACGTGGAGGCCCGCGTCGACCGCCTCGGCGGGGCCCACGGTGCGGCCCTGGAGCTACTCCTCCGGGACTACGCCGAGATGACCCGCTCACCTACCCGGGTGTCGGGTGGGGATGACCGGTCCGACCACACGGACAACCTGAAGCCGCTGGAGGCGCAGGTGGCGAAGCTCCAGACTTTCCTGGCGTCCGGGGTGGTCACGGTCTCCGAGGCGGTGGCCGGCCTCCTGGCCGAGGTGTCGGCCCTGTCGGGGGCGGAGTACCTGACGGAGCTGACGGTGACGACGACGGGCGGGAACCGGCGGGCCTGATCGGTGCGGAGCGGTGGGGACGGAGGCCGGCCTTTCGGGGCCGGCCTCTGTCGCGCCCAGCTACGCTCGGGGGATGAGCAGAGGCTACGAAGGTCGGAAGGTGGCGTGGGAGTGTTGGCTCCACTTCCACGAGGTGAGCGGGGTCCGGCCGTCGGCGTTCCGCCATCAATGCGGGGCGCTCGGGCAGCTCGACAAGCGGGCGCTGGGTGACACGACGTGCCCGGGCTGCGGGATCGGGCTGGCCCGCCCGGAGGAGGAGTGTGAACCGTTCTACGGGGTGGAGATCACCCGGACCCCGGAGCGGATCTGGATCCAGGGTCTGGCCGACCCGGATCCCACCTACCTGGAGGGCGGCCACCGGAGCGGGTGCCGACGCTGCGGGGAGACGTGGGACCCGACCCTGGGGATCCACAACTGCCGAGCGGTCCGGGGCGGTGGGTGATGGAGATCGAGCTACCGGCCGGCGAGGTGATACGGGCGTCGATCGCGGCGGGCCTGTCGCGGTCGGCCTGGCATCTGCGGATCCAGCCGGAGGAGATCCGGCCCTGGCTCCTCGAGCTGGGGGAGCATCGGGCCGAGATCGAGGCGGCCGCCGGGGCCCCGCTCTGGGTGAAGGAGTGGGAGGACCGCGACGGGATCCAGGAGGTCAACTCGACGCGGTGGCGGTGGGAGGGCGACCCGGGCCAGATCCAGGTGACCCTGGCCGCCCCGGGGGACCGGCGCCAGCCGCTCCTTGAGCTGGTCGACGGCACCCGGGAGGTGGTCCGCCGGTGGGTGGACTCCCCGGTCCCGGTCCCGGCGATCGCCCTGACCCTGGCCACGGCCCTGGCGGCGGACCGGATGCGTGCTCCCGTCCCACCAGGTGGGAGATCGGGCTAGCGGTGCTCGAGCGGCCCGGGTTCGTGGTGGCCGACGTCGTCCTTCCTGGGCGGGGTGAGGTCCTGATGGTCCACGCTGGCCCGGCGGCGCCGGCGGGCCCGTACCGGCGGCGGTGGCAACGGGAGGTGCAGATACTGGTGGATGAGCACGGCCGGGCCCAGGTCTGGGTGGACGGCGTGGAGGTCGTGGCACCCCGGCCGGGCCCGGCGGGGTAGGTACGCTCGGCCCCATGCCATTCCGGCCGGGTGTCGACGATGACGAAGGGCTCCAATCCCTGATCGCGGTGTGGCGGGACGGGTCCGCTGATCTGGACTCCCGGCTGGCCCTGGTCGAACGGCGGATCATGGCGACCCTGGCCGGCTCGGAGATCGACGCCAACACGGTCTACCGGCTCGGCCTCCAACGGGAACGGCTTCAGGAGCTGCGCGGCGTCGCCGGGAACATCATCGACGACCTCACGACCTCCACGGAGAAGTTCCTCCAGGGCGGCGGGATGGATCGGATCTACGCTGCGGGCGGGGCGGTGGCCCACCAGGCCGCGGGGTCGCTCCCGTTCTCGTTCACGGCCCCCCCCCGGGCCGCTGTCGACGTCCTGTCGGCCGACGTCTTCGACGATGTGCTCCAGGCGACCAGCTTCGTGGAGGACGGCCTGAAGGACTACGTTCGCCGGGTCGGGCGGGCCCTGACCGGGTTCCGTCTGACGGGTGGGATCCCGGTCAAGACGCAGGCCCGCGGCCTCCGGGATCAGCTGCGGGCCGAGTTCGGCCGGCACGGTGCTACGGCGGTCACGTACCGCGACGGGTCCCGGCACTCTTTCGGCCAGTACGCCGAGATGCTCCTCCGGACGAAGACCGGGGTGGCGTACAACATGGGGACCCTGAACTCCTCGCGGCTCCTCGGGATCGAGGTCTTCGAGATCCTGGACGGGGCGGAGTGCGGCCTGGTCGCTCACCACGACCCGGAGCTAGCGAACGGGCGGATCGTGTCGCTGGAGTTCGCGATCGCCTACCCGCTGGCGCATCCGAACTGCCGGCGGGCGATCGCTCCACGCCCGGACCTGAAAGGCGTCAACGATCCGGACTTCCAGTCGGTCCAGGCCCCGGAGGCCCGGGACGATCAAGCGGCCTTCGAGAAGGCCCTACGCCAGCAGCAGGAAGCCCGCCAGGCGAACGGGCGCCGGTCCCGGGCCCAGAGGGAGCCGAGGGGCTCCAGGAGCGCAGGAGGCGGCTCCAGGGCCGCCAGGGCGCCCAGGGCGGCCAGGGGCACGCCAGCGGCCCGCCCTGGGGCGGTGGGGGCGGACCGGCTCCGCCGGCGGGAGTACGTGCAACGGACGAAGGCGCAGGCGGCCGAGGCCCGCCAGGCCGAGCGGTTGTCCGCGGCCCGCCAGCGGGCGAAGGTCGCGGGGTTCCGGGGCGAGGTCGACCAGGATCTCCTCCGCCGGTGGTCGATCACGGAGGAGCAGTTCCTGAACGCCCGGGCGATCGTCGGGGACATCAAGGCCGACGTGCGGGGCGCAGCGAAGGCCGAGGCCGACAACCTCGGGGCGTGGCTGTTCAACAACGACCTGGCGCAGCTGTCGCGCCCGGAACGCCTGGTCCGCCGGACCGACATGATCTCCGGCCAAACCCGCTTCGCCCGCACCCAATCCGGTTACGACTGGCTCGAGCAGCTCGACGACGCCGAGGCGGCCCGCATCCGGATGCGGATGGTCGACTCCGATCTCTACACCCCGGACGTGATGGCCGGGGTGGTCCGATCGAAGACGAACCTGGACCTCTCCGACGATGAGGCGATGAACTGGCTGGTCGACCGGTGGCTCCAGGAAGACGGGCTCCGATCGGTCGCGTCGGGGCGTCTCCCCCGCTACGCCGAGCCGAACAACCTGCTCCCAGCGGACCAGGCCCTGGAGGGCTACCGCCTGGACCAGCTGTTCGGGGTCGACGTGGACGACGCAGCGGGCCACGTGGCCACGGTCCAGGCCGAGGCCGCAGCACGGGAGGCGGCATCGCTCCTCGGGTCCCCAACGGTCGGGCCGGCCCCGTGGGAGATGCAGTTCCCGGAGTTCCTCCGTGATCTGGAGCAGGTGGAGGACATCCTCGGCCGGACGCAGCTGGCCCCCGGGGTCGACCCCGGCGAGGCGTTCGCCTACGCCCGGGCGAGGATCCAGGAGCTGGCCCCGCCCGGGATCGACCCGGACGGGAACCTGAACCCGGTGGAGCTGTTCGAACGGATCCGGATCACGGCGCAGTCCGCCGGTCTCCCGACCGGCGGATAGGGCGGTTCTCGCCGGCGATCGCTTCGTCCAGAGCGGTCCGCCCGGTCCGCTCGGCCGACGGCCAGGGGGCGATCCGGCGGGCGGTCTCCACCAGGACCTCCCGGATCGACGCAGGACGGGCAGCACGGCGGGCCATGGGGCGGAGCCTACTCGCTCGGCTTCTTGACCCAGACGGCCCACAACCCGCAGGCGGGGCACTGGGTCTGATCGTGGGTCTCCGCCATCCGCTCGGCCCAGAGGTGATGGTCGATGTAGCCAGCCGGGTGGGGCGTGTGGCGCTCCCGGTCCGGGCAGCCGTCGGCGCCGGGCTGCATCACTGCCCCGGCCCCGTGCGGGTGTTCAGACGGTCGATGTCGAGCCGGAGGTGGGCGACGGTGCGGCGGAGCTGGCAAAGCTCCTCCTGTTGGGCGCCCACGATCGCGGCCAGGTGCTCGGCCGGGAAGGTGACGTGGGGGAGGCCAGCTAGCGCTCCATCGGCCAGGAGCCGGTAGTGGCTGAGGGCGGAGTAGTCGGTCACGGCTTCAGGACCTTCCGGAGGCCCTGGTTAAAGGCCCGGTTGGCCCGCTTGCGGGCGACGCGGCGCACGTACGGGCCGGGGCCGCGGGAGATGGCCTTCGCGTCGCCGGCGATCGACAGGAGGCGGTAGAGGGCCCGCATCACAGGAGCGCCAGCTGGGCGATGGTGTAGGGCCAATCCAGGAGGGCCGGGGTCGGGTCGGTCGGCTTGCCCATCGGGCGGGCGACGGCGGCGACCTCTCCGGCGGAGTAGAGGGCCTCCAGGACCCGGAGGGCGGAGAGGGGGAACCGCTCCTCCCAGCCGAGGACCGCGGCCTCTCCGGATTCGACGGCGGCGGCGTGGATCTCCCGGGCCGACGCTCCAGCGGGGTGCTGGCCCAGGTACTCGAGTACGTGGGAACGGCGGGCGGCGTCGAGGTCGGGGGTAGTGCTCATGGGGTGGGTTCCTTCGGGGTGAGTTGGCAGGCGATCCCGGCGGCCTGGTGGAGGACCTCGGGATCGGGGTGGCGGTAGGTGGCGATGAC